GTGTCGGCCGTTGCTACGGTCGGCGGAGAGGACCGACGCCTGCTCCAGCCATTTGATTGCGCCCTGCACCGCGCGCTCGCTGAAGCACGTACGCTCCGCGATGGTTGCAATAGAAGGCCAGCAATTACCCTGATCGTTCGCGTTGTCGGCGAGCGAGATCAGCACCGCCTTTGGCGTCGGCGGCATCTGTAGGGGCCAGCAAAGGCCCATAAGCATGGTGCTCACGGTGCCGGCCACCACGTTGTGACCAGCTTGTTGCTGATGGAGCACTTACGAGGCATTCCCTTGCGCACCGCCCCTGCCTTCTCCGCGTCCGGCAAACGGCGGGCAGCCTCGTGGCGCTCCAGTCCGGTACGTGCGGCGATCTCGGCACTCGTGAGGCCCTCAAAAGACCTCACCTGGGCCACGACGATTTCGACGTGGCACTGACGTGCGCCGCTGGCCGTGTGCACGTCAGCGGCGTCGTGGGACGACTGGGGGTCGGTCGAGCGGGCAGCTGGCATCTCGATGACGCGTACCGGCCTATCCCAGAATTGTTCTTGTCGGATCAGTTGGGACATGCGCGGAACTCCAGCAGGGCAACGAACGCGTCGAACCAGGCCGCGATCTCGGTCGCGTCGAATCCGTATCGGGTGAGGCTCACGATTCGCCCCTCTTGAGGGCCCTGAAAGGCACTACGTTGGCGCGGTGCTTCCGCACCACGAACCGGTCTTCTATTTCTTCGCGCGCAAGGCGCGACACGGCTTCCTCTTGGGATATGCCGTGTTTAAGCGCAAACGCCTTGATCCGAGAGTTCTCGGAAGGCGTCAGTTGGATGCCGTCGTCAAGCCGCACAGGGCCTCCAAAGGGACTGCAATGGGTACTTCAAGCGGCGATCGCGTTGCCGGTACGCTGCTCACGTGCTTCGGCGCGCTCAATACGCTCCAGGCGCTCCAGCACCAAGTCGCGCAACAGGACCGCGGGTTGCGTCTTGTTGATCCGCGCAAGTGCGTCCACCAGGTCGCGCTCGTCTTCGTTGAGGCGAACCTTGATGACCTTGTTCCGTAGGTGGGTGTGTTCGGCGTACATCGGCGAATCCTTTGAGAGGTGCTCGTGTGGTTGAGGAAATGGTTCACGCGGCAACGAGCCGCGCGGGGGAATCAGGCGGCTTTACGTTTCGGCTTCGCGGCGGATCGCGGGGGCGGACCCCAGACGTCGGGCCGGATAGATGCGCGGGTGACCTCGCCTCGAGTGAAGGCCTCGATGGCTGTTGCCAAGGTGGTACTCGCGTTCCGTCGACCGGTGGCGATCTGCCAGAGGTAGTCGGGGTTGGAGTTCACGCCCTCGGCCAAAGCGCGGCGGCGGTCCGTATCAGCAATATAGGTATGGAGGTCCATGGCCGAAGGCTAGCAGAGTGCTATCGGAAGTCAATAGCATGATGCTCGTTGCCGCCCCTAGCAACCTGCTAGATCATTTGCCAATGAATACGGGCCCCCGCGACATCGACGAAACGAAGGCCCGGCGACGCCGGCGATTAACCTTGTTGGTCGACGAAATCGGCCAGGCGGAACTCGCCCGCGCGGCAGAGATCAGCCCCGCCTACCTCTTTCAGATGAGCAAGGCTGAAGGCAAGCAGGCGCGCGGTGTCAGCGATGCCAATGCGCGAAAGCTCGAAGCCGCTGCCAAGCGACCGCTTGGATGGCTCGATTCGGATGGCGATGGCTCAGACACTGCCGATATGCAAGAAATTCCGTCTCATTCTGTAGCGAGATTTGAGACTGTGGAGGGATATGTTCGCTTCCCTCTGATGGAAGGATTCGCAGGCATGGGGCAAGGTGATTACGTCGTGGACTACCCGGAGGTCGTAGAAAGCCTTCGCGTGTCGCGGGATTGGGTGGAGAGGAAGCTGCCAGGTGTGCCACCCGAGGTGATCCGCGTGATCACTGGGCGCGGCGACAGCATGAAGGGGCAGTACAACGACGGGGATCTGATCTTTCTGGACACGAGGATCAAGACGTTCGATCAGGACTCCGCGTATTGCTTCCGATGGGAGGGCCGCGTGCTGGTGAAGCGCCTGCAGTTCGTCGGACGTGGAACGTTGAGGATCCTCAGCAAAAACCCCGATTACCCGGCGATCGATGCGCCTCTGGAGGACATCGAGATAGGTGGCCGTGCACTAGCGGCCTGGACACTCAAGGAGTTCTGACCGCGGTCAGGACGCAGCTCCGTTACAAGGATTCAGGGGAAAAACATGGCTTTGCTCAAGTGTCCAGATTGCGACGGCAACGTCAGCGATAGCGCTCCGAACTGTCCGCACTGCGGTAGGCCCATGAAAGCCGGGGTGAGTGCGCCGGCCCCGCTGCCCCAACCCGGAAAGTCGGTCAAGAAAAACAATGGCTGCGGCACTGCGCTAGCCGGAATCATCGCTCTCGTCGTTCTTTTCTCAATATTCGGGGGTAGCAACTCGAAGCCGGACGCCCCGGCAAAACCCGAAGAGCCCTCGAAGCCGCCTGCCCTCTCAGACGCCGATTGCGCCAAGGACCTCAGCTGCACCGGCGAAAAGCACGCCATCCACGCCGCTGTGTACTGCAAAGACAAGATCGAGGCGCAGGCGTCACATGACGTCAAATGGAGCGACGGCCTGCTCACGCCAACGATGAGCCGCTACCGCTGGGGCAACAAGGACCGCACGGCGGTGACCTATATCGGGGATAAGGTGTCCTTCCAGAACGGGTTCGGCGCGTTCACCCCGATGACTTACCTATGCACGGTGGACATAGCCACGGATGCCATCCTTAACGTGCAGGTCGTTGAGGGCCGTCTTCCGGCCGATTGATAGGCCCAATCGGAACCACTAGCAATCGATAGGAAAAATCAATAGCAGAAACTAGCATCCTGCTATTGCATATGGTTAGCAGTCTGCTAGTCTTATCTCCAACGCCGAACACCCGGCTTGGAGATAGCGATGAACATTACGACCGCTTCTGCTCTGATCGCCGCCGCCCTCGCTGCCGGCAAGATCGACCAGGTCACCGCGAACCGCGCCAATTTCGCCATCCGCGAGCGCATGCACTACGGCATGCCGATGACGGCTCGTTCGCGCAAGTCGATTGTGACGCTGCGCTTCGGTATCGAGGCCTAAGCCATGGGCCTCGCCTTCGTTTCCCGTCAGGACCAGCACCTCTCCGCCAGCCTTCGGATCGGCGACGTCGCTGGAAAGACCTACTCGCTGCTGAAGATGGCTGAGATTGCACGGTTCCCCGAGGCGATCCAGGCCGAGTTGCGCGATGCCCACGCCGCGATGAACCGCGCAGCCATGGCGCTGATCGACATCTCGATCGCGAACAGCACCTCACCCGCCAACGTCAGCCACTACACGGACATGGCGGCCCGGGCCGCGGACGGTGCTGCATGAGCGCCTATGAGGCCCGGATCGACCGCGCCGCCTATGACGCCTTCGATCATGAGGACGCGGTGCGCGACTTCATCGCGACCACCGAGACGCAGCTGCTCGCCGATGACGAGACCTTCGCCGAAGGCTTGAGCGACGCGCTCTTCGATCCCCGGACCTGCACCCGGATCGTCGCCCTCTTCCGTGACGGCGACCTCGTGCGCGCCGCCGAACTTATGCGGGACCACGTCCCGACCTACGTGGCCGAGAAGGCCGAGACCAAAGCCGACAAGGAGTTCCGTGTATGAGCACCGTCGTCCCGACCACCCATATGCAGTACGCCCGCCGCATTCGCCGCTACGGCCGCGACACGGGCGCTACCGAGGCCGAGATGCGCGCCGCAATCCGCGCAGGTCTGCCGCTCCTCTCCGAGCGCACGCCGGAATCGGTCTCCTATGAGCACGGTCGCCGCTTCCGCGGTGTCCTTCCGACCGGGAGCACGGCGGCATGAGCTTTTCCGTCTTCCGCTGGTGGCGGCCGAACGAAGTCCGTAAGCATCCTGGCGACCTTCCGTCCGCGAATCGCCCCGGCAAGGTCGCTCCGACGAAACCATCACCTAATGCCGCGCCGCGCACAAAGCGTCGCCGCATTTGGGGATGACCATGAACGACTACCTCGCCCACATCCGCGCCGCCGCCTACGCGCGCAGGCCGATCACGCGCTCCGAGTGGCAGTTCATCGGCGTCTACCTCGGCCTGGTAGCACTCACGACGCTCATTGCGCTCGCGACCGGCCACTAATCACAAAGCGCCGGCGACGCCGGCAAGGAATACGCAATGACCAACAATCAGATCGCCCTTACGCCCGTCGAGTCCTCGCAGATCCACAGCATCGGCCACGATGCCGCCAGCAACACGCTCGCCATCCGCTTCAAGAACAGCAAGGGCGAGCCGGGCAGCCTCTACCACTACGACAACTTCACGGCCGACGACTTCGCTGCGTTCCAGGGCGCGGAGTCCATCGGGTCGCACTTCGGCAAGCACATCAAGAACGCGGCAACCAAGTACCCGTTCGAGAAGATCGACGAGACGGCCAACGCCGCGCCCGTCGGCACGACGACGCTTCGCTTCGAAGGCAACAGCGACGACACCTTTGGCGAGTACGCGGCGACGAACGACGATTACGACAACTGCGCGAGCGGCAAGCCTATCGAATGGGTAGTGACGTCTCCAAGCTCGCCCGGCGTCGGCCTCGTCGTCACGGGGCAGCACTGCCCCGGCGAGTCCGGCTCGTGGCTCGTCGGCATCGCGAGCTACGACCCGGAGTTCAACGACAACGCCATGCCTGCGTGGCCCGCGCGCTTCGTCCCCGACCAGCGCCGCGCAGCCGGCCAGCGCAATCCGGTCCTCGAAGTCGACGTCCCGGCCGACTTCATCCTTATCTGCCTCCAGCGCGACGGCGTCGAAGCCTAACCCCTCTCCCACACCGCGCCGGCGGCTACCGGCAAAGGATTGATATGTCCCGCACCGAGAATGCCGTCGCCGTCCGCGAGGACTTTGGCGGCACCAGTTCCACCCTTGCCGTGCAGGAAACGGCATCGACCGCAGTCGCCGCCCAGGCGAAGGCCATGGTCGAGGCGCGCTATGTGATGGCGATGCGCCGCCCGCGCCAGTGGGACCAGGTGCGTCAGGACCTGCTCAAGGAGTGCCGTCGACCGAGCTTCGCGCACAACAAGTCCGCGTACTACCGCAAACCCATCGGTCAGGGCGTCGAGGGCTTGGGCATCCGCTTCGTCGAGGTGGCGCTGCGCTGCATGACGAACGTGCTCGTCGAGACCAGCATGATTTTCGAGGACGACTCGAAGGAAGTGCATCGCGTCTCCGTGACCGACTTGGAATCGAACGTCACGTACCCGCTCGACGTCCGCGTGACAAAGACCGTGGAGCGCGCCAAGCCGGACAGCGATGGCAGCTACATCAGCGTCCGGAAGAACAGCTACAACAAGAACGTCTATACCGTGACCGGCACCGAGGACGACATCCTCAACAAGCGCGCCGCCCAGGTGTCCAAGGCCATCCGCGCCCTGGGCCTCCGCATCATCCCCGGAGACTTGCAGGACGAGGCGGAGGAAATCATCAAGTCGATCCGCCTGGACGAGGCGGCACGCGATCCCGGCGCCGAGCGCAAGAAGATCGCGGACGCCTTTGCTGAGATCGGCGTAAAGGCATCCGACCTGGCTGACTACCTCGGCCATGCCCTCGACACCTGCTCGCCGACCGAACTCGTGGACCTCCGCGGCATCTACGGCGCCATCCGTGACGGGGAGTCGTCGTGGAAGAGCGTGATGGAAAACAAGGCTGAGCAGTCCGGAAAGTCCGGCGCGTCCACGCCCGCGGCGCGCACGGAGCTGCCGACGTGCAGCGCCGAGACGTTCGAGAAGAAAAAAACCGGGTGGCGCATGGCAGTCGAGAGCGGCGCCAAGTCTGTCAACGACCTCATCGCAATGATCCAGACCAAGGACCTGCTCACGAACGAGCAGAAGCTCGAGATCGCCTCGTGGGCGACTGACGGAGGCTCCAACTGATGAAGATCCATAATCTTGTCCAGGGCAGCGACGAGTGGGCGGCATTCCGCCTCACCCGTCACGGTGCCAGCGAAGCCGCGGCCATGCTCGGCCTGTCGAAGCTCACCACCCGCTCCGAACTGCTGCGTGTGAAACACACAGGCAACCCGAAAGAATTCAACGCTTGGGTGCAGGAGAACATCCTCGACCACGGCCATCACGTCGAGGCCCTGGCGCGCCCGCTCGTCGAGCAGCTCATCGATGATGACCTCTACCCGGTCACCTGCTCCAATGAAGATGTGGGCGGCCACCTGTCGGCGTCGTGCGACGGCCTGACCATGGCTTTCGACACCGCTTTCGAGCACAAACAGTGGAACGAGGAGCTGGCGGCGTCGGTCGCTGCCGGCATCGTTCCCGACTCGCACATGCCACAGTGCCAGCAGATAATGATGATCACCGGCGCGAAGCGCGTGATCTTCACGGTGTCCGACGGCACCGAGGAAAAGTTTGTCCGGGCCGACGTCCTCCCCGACGTCACCTGGTTCGAGCGCATCGTCGATGGCTGGGCTCAGTTCGACCGGGATCTCGTCGACTACACCCTGCCGGAACAGAAGCCCGCCATCGTTGCCGAGCCGGTCGAGGCCCTCCCCGCCGTCGCCGTGACGGTGCTCGGTCAGATCTCCGTCCGCCAGAACTTCGCCGCCTTCGAAACCGCGCTGCGCGACTTCCTCGACAACAAGCTGATCCGCGAACCGCAGACCGATCAGGACTTCGTCGACCTCGACCAGCAGATCAAGGCCATGAAGAAAGCCGAGGACACGCTCAACGCGGCCGAGGCGATGATGCTCGCGCAGATCGAGAGCGTTGACCAGGCGAAGCGCCAGAAAGACATGCTCACCAAGCTGGTGCGGGACAACCGGCTCATGGCTGAGAAGCTGCTGGAGCGGGAAAAGGCCAGCCGCCGCGAGGAAAGGCTTAGCGCTGCTCGTAAGGCGTTCGCCGACCACCTGTTCGAAGCTCAGCGCGACCTCAACGGCCTGCGCCTCGACATCGCCACGCCAGACTTCGCCGGCGCCATCAAGGGCCTGAAGACGCTGACCAGCATCGACGACAAGATCGCGACCGCGCTGGCCAACGGGAAGATCGTGGTCGACCGTCAGGCGCGGGATGTGCGCGCAAAGATGGAGTGGGTCAACGAGAACGCCGCGGACTACCGGGCGCTCCTGGCCGATCTTCAGCAGTTGGTCGCCAAGCCCTTCGAAGACTTCCGGCTGGCCGTCACGTCGCGCATCGACGCGCACAAGAAGGCCGAAGAGGAAAAGTTGGAAGCGCAGCGCGAGACGATCCGCCGGCAGGAGCGGGAGAAGCTCGAGCGCGAGGCGGCCGACGCTGAGCGCGAGCGTCTTGCGGCAGCCGAGCGTGAGCGCGTGGCGACCGAAGCCGCGAATGCACCGGTGACGACCGTTGCGGCGGCGACGTCGGGCCCGAGCAAGCCGTACGTCCAGGCCGTGGACGACCTCATCGGCGCCGACCTGAAGGCGATGGAAGACCCGCTGCCGTTTGATGCGGCACCCGTCGTGTCCGCGCGAACGATCAAGCTCGGCGAGATCAACGCCCGTATCGCCCCGCTGTCAATCAGCGCCGATGGCTTGGCCTCGATCGGCTTCCATCCGGTCGCCACCGAGCGGGGCGCAAAGCTCTACGCCGAGAGCGACTTCGTCGCCATGTGCCGCGGCCTCTACGCCGTGATCCAGAAGGCGGCCACCGAGCTGCGGCAGGCGGCCTGACCATGACCATCACGAAAGAGTCCTTCCTGAAAGACGTAGCCACGCACAACCTGAGGGTCGTGAAGTCAGATGGCGTACATCGTCACCTCCACCTCCGTGCCGCCGACGGCAGCAGCGTGTACCACTTCGACATCATCACGTGGCCCGGCTACCTGACGATTGCGGGCGACTGCGGCTCCTACGTTTTCTGGCGTCTCAACGACATGTTCCAGTTCTTTAGGTCGGACAAGGGGCAAATCAATCCGTCTTACTGGGGCGAGAAGGTCGAGGCGGCTGACCGGTCGTCGGGGCTCAAAGAGTGGGACCCGGAAGCGTTTACCCGAAGCGTCACCGAGGCCTATGAGTCCCACTGGGAAGACTCGGAAGAAACCGTCGCGCGCGCAGAGTGCTGGGACGAGGTTCGTCGCGAAATCCTGTGCCATGCGGACAGCGAGCACGAAGCAATGCCCGCTCTTCGTGACTTCGAGTTCCAATGCCCCGATGGCAGCCAATGGTCTTTCCAGGACTACTGGGAGATGGGCGCTGAGCGCTACACCACGCGCTTCCTTTGGTGCTGCCACGCGATCGTATGGGCCATTGAGCAGTTCGATGCCCTCCAGCCGACCGCCGAGGCCGCTTAACCATGGCCATCGCACAGACCGACTTCTGGCCGGACGGCGTCTTCGACGTCGTCGCTACCGGGCGTCGTGAGTTCTGGCGCGACGGCGAGCTAAAGCGCCACGCCGACCGCATCTGCTGCGGCATCCCTCACCCGTTCTTCGGCGAGCTTCGGCACCCGTGGGGCCACTACAAGGATTTGCCCGTGATGGCACAGGAGAAAGCCGCGTGACTGACCCGTACCGCGAGTTCCTCGAGCGCAAGGTGCGCATGGCCCCGACGGCCGGATTCGACGTCGCCGACGAGGACGTGCATCCGATCCTTTTGCCGCATCAGCGCGCCGCGGTCCGCTGGGCATGCGCTGGCGGACGACGTGCCCTGTTCGAAGCCTTCGGTCTGGGCAAGAGCGTGCAGCAGCTGGAGATCGTTCGGCTGGCCATGGCGCATGCTACCGGCCCCGGCTTGATCGTGGTCCCTCTCGGCGTACGTCAGGAGTTCCGCCGCGATGCGGGAATGCTCGGCCTTGAAACCCGGTTCATTCGGACAACGGCCGAGGTCGACCCTGAGTTCGCCGGCGTCCACCTGACGAACTATGAGAGTGTGCGCGACGGCAAGCTGGACCCGAATGTCTTCGCGGTCGCAAGCCTGGACGAGGCATCGGTGCTGCGGAGCTTCGGCTCGAAGACGTACCAGACGTTCCTCTCGCTCTTCGACGCGGTGCGCTTTCGCTTCGTTGCCACGGCTACGCCGTCGCCGAACCGCTACAAGGAACTGATCCACTACGCCGGCTTCCTTGGCGTGATGGACACGGGCCAGGCCCTTACCCGGTGGTTCAAGCGCGACAGCACTCAGGCTAACAACCTGACCCTGTACCCGCACAAGGAGCGCGAGTTCTGGCTATGGGTCGCCTCGTGGGCGCTGTTCCTGCAACGACCGTCGGACCTGGGCTTCAGCGATGAGGGCTACGACCTTCCGCCGCTCACGATTCACTACGTGGAAGTGCCCGTAGATCACGGCAGCGCCGAAGCCGACCGGGACGGCCAGGGCAACCTTTTCCGAGACGCTGCAATGGGCCTTCGCGACGCTGCGCGCGAGAAACGGGACACGCTACCAGCGCGCGTAGCCGCGGTCAGCAGGATCCTCGAGGAAAACGCCGGCGATCACTTCCTGATCTGGCACGACCTCGAAGCCGAGCGCCACGCCATCACGGCGGCCGTGCCCGACGTCGTCAGCGTCTACGGCGAGCAGGACCTGGACGACCGCGAGGCGGCGGTCATCGGATTCAGCGAGGGGCGCATCAAG